TAAGTAATCATGAGAAGTACCTCACTGCGGGTCGCTGCTCGCCTTCGTATTCGAGCCATTGCGCGCTATAAGGTATCAGCATGGGCTTCGCCTGCACAACTGGCACCGCCGCGTCGAACATTTGGTCAAGCCCGCGTCCGATCAGGCCGCACACGTCGGCCGCGTCATCCCACCGGCCGCCAGGAAATTTGATGAGCTGGTCGATGACCCGCTCCCACCAGGGTTCCCCCAACGGGCCGTACACCATTCCGTTGGCTACCATGCCGTGAAACGCCTGGAGCTTCAAACCCTTGTCGAGAATTGACGGCAAGCCCTCCAACACTGTGAAAGTGCGCGTGCGGCGCATTTCCTTGCGTATCCAGGGCGCGATTGACTTGTCGATTAGGCCGCCCTCGTGCCACCACTTCATTGGCTTCCAGGCGCGAACCAACTTAAGGAACGCCTCGACGCTTTTGTCGGTCTCCGCCTGCTTGCTCCACCATGCACGCGCAAACAACCGGCCCTGGCTGTCGATGCTCCAGACGCCATGCTCGGTATAGTCGGGCTCCTTCTTGCCCTTCTGTGGCTCCATCGTGCCGTAGTCGCTCGCGCCGTAGTTGCGCAGGTAGCGGGGCAGCGCGATTGCGCCGTCGTAGTTGCCGTACATCGTCATACTGGCGCGAGCCTCGGGTCGTAGTAACGGAACATATCGCGCTGGAAGTGAATACCAGTGAACGGCGCCGGCCGCTGTTGGTACAACGCAGCCCAGGTTCGCGCAGCTCGCGGGTTGTCGCGCCACGTTGACCAGTGTTCCCGTGGGAACCACTCTGGCCAGAGGAACTGGCCCGGCTTGCGCCCGAGCACGTCGTCCTCGCGCTCCGCCTCGGCCGGAATGCATAGCACCTTCCATGTCTGCCCGTCGCGGCATTTGATGAAGCCCGACTCCCCTGCGTAATCAGCGGGGAGGATCGCGCCGGCAAGATCGTCCTCGTGCCAACGTGTTTGAATGATGATGCACCACATATGCGGCTTCGCGCGGGTCATCACCGTGTCGATGTATTCGTTGTAAATCTTCTCGCGGATCGTGGCGGAGTCAGCTTCCTCGCGGTTGCGCACCGGGTCATCGATCACTACGCCGTCCGCTCGGTTTCCCGTAATACCGGCGAGCAACCCCGCGCTCATAAGTGCAGAACCGTTGGTCAAACTCCAGTCGTCCACGGCTCTCTGGTCGTCGAGTAGCAATGGCCTCGCGGGCCAAAGCGCAGACCAACGAGGGTCTTTGCAGATCGTCCGAACTTTTCGAGATTGCTTCGCAGCAATGCTGGAACCATACGACGCCAGGATAATCTGTTGGTTTCGTTTCCGGCCGAGCGCCCAACTTACACCAACCACACTTGCATAGGTCGATTTGGCGCTTCCCGGTGGGGCGAAGATCATCAGTCGGCCGCGTGCTGTCTCGATACACTTCTGTATCTCCATCATTATGATGTAGTGGTGAAGGGCGATGCGCGATTCGATCGGCGTATAAATCGGATCGGGTGTCAGGCGCGTGATGAGCTTGCCGCCGCCCACTGGCTTACCATCCGCGTCAAACTCGACATCTTCCTCCTCGTCGAGAAAGTCAACAGTCGGCACACCAGGGATTTCGATTGCCTGGGAATACTCCGCGAGGGATGCGCGGGCGCGCTGGCGACGGAGCAATTCCGTCGCCGCTGTTTGTGCTGTTATGGGCTCCATGACGGAGCTTATAGCAGAAGCGGGTCGATCGGCTCAAATTCCGCTTCGATGACCGGTTCAATGTCCGGTTCGGGCGCCGGGAGCGACGGTAGCCTTTCCTCGGCAATAATAGCCAAAAGCGCTTCATCCTCCATCTGCGCGAGCTGCGCGGCCATGCGCCTCGTGGCCGGCACGGAAATGACAGCCTGAGCGGCCTTGCCGTGCCCACGGTCCAGCAGGGTTTCCGCCGCACGCAGGCGGTCCTTCGCCTCCGTAAACGGGTCGATCATGATGTCGCGAATCGTGGTGATCGCCTCGTCGGCGTACTCGCGGGCTCGCGCGTCAGCGCTTTTGGTTGTGGTGCTCATGGAAGGTAAGAGTAGCCCGGTGGGTCGTCGCTGAGCAACTTCCGCGCCCGCTCCTGGGTTTGCAGGTCGCTCCACCGAGCGCGCTCGCAATGGCCGGGCCAGAAGCGCTCCAGGCCATCGCCAACACGCCAGAGAAACCAAAGCTGCCATCGTGCGAGCTTCATCGCGCGCAGCGCGTCCTCCGCGATCTTGAGCGACGTGCCATTGCGCACAACCCAACACAACGAGCTGATCGTCACGTCGGGTTGGTTGAACAGCAGCGCGGCGCCGAGTCGATCGAATGCCAATGCAACAGTGTGCGAGTAAGTCTGGTCCCAGCTCATGATGTTAGGTCTCTATCTGACAGGTGTTGAATCCGAAGTCCAGCGACCGACAGTCTTCCTCGCCCGGCCGCGAACCGTAGGGGTGGAGGGTTTGAAAAACGACACCCGGCTTGGGTCCCTCGCATTCGACCCGGAGGGGTCGGTGTAGATAGAGCCCGAACTGCTCGCCCGCCGCGAAGCTCGCGAGTACCGCCGCCACGATTAGTAGTGCCTTGCGCATGATCCGTACCTCCTGCCGCTGTTCTACCCCGCCCGAGACCAAGCTGCAATTGGCACGATTCTTTCGACCAATCTGGTGAAAGCTGACCGGCTGCGTGGAACTAAGCGCCGGCTTCCGCAAACCCCGGTTAGGGTCCCGAAAAGGGGTCGCCGCCCCCGGCTTTTAGAAATTCTTTTTCGCGGGGCGGCAGTCGGCGGGCCGCGAGCGCCGCAAGCGCCGTGCCAGTTCCCGCCAGCAATGGGCTTGGTTCCCACGGGAACCGACACGCGCAGCGCCCGTCAGCCGACAGCACGAGGTTTGTCCCGATTTGCTCGAAATCGGGACAGAAATCGGGACACAAAAAGCTCTTATTTTTCAGTGATTAGCCGATTGTCCCGATTTGTCCCGTAAAACAATGCCAAATCGTCAGAAAATATTTCCGTTTTCCATCTAGGAACCCAAAACGGTCGCGCCAATCGGGACACCGGGACAAAATCGGGACAAAGCACACTCAGCTAGCGTTTAGGGCAGAACGGCACGCATTTTGCGAGCTTTACGGCCCGAGACCTGCAAGCTATATGCAATATCCGTGCCAAGCACGGCTTTGTGCGATTCTGTGACGCGCGTCACGATTTTTCCTTGCACATCGCCAGACGATTAGCATATGCTAAGGCTCAGGTCGGACACATCACGAGGTGAGCGAATGGACAGGCAGATCAGCAGAGCGCGGGCAGCAACGGCCATTGCGGCAATGAAAGCTTCCGGGCGTGTGGTTACACGCCGCGTAGGGGATTTCACAGGCAATCGTTGGTACAGCCAATGTACTGGACACGCAATGGTCCAAATATGTGTGGATCGCAAGACGGGCGCAGCCACACTCCATGTGTGCAACTACAAGCTCGTTCAGGCTGGCGTAAGTTTGGTCTGATGCGCTGCGCGCCTATTACCGCAAGAGCGCGGAGTAACGCACATGAAAAGCAGATTACAACGTTATGGCCACATTCAGTCCTGCGAGCCGGGAGCTTTCAGCTATTGCCGCTACTGCGGTCGCAACCTCGCGAGCATCAGGCGCGGCGATTGGCTGGACGGCAAGCTCATGTCGGACCTACTGAGCGAACATGTTGACCAGCAATGGCGGCTTGCCCAGGACAATCCGTCTCGCTATTACCGCTACACCCAGCATCGCAATGCGTTCGTTGGGTTGACTGCGATAGAGCTGTGGGCCAGCTACGATAGCATGAGGCAGGAGTAACCGACATGACACTCAAGAGTCTCGAAGATTTCGACAAGGAAATTGCCGCAAAGCGGGCGCGACTGGAGAAGGACCACGCGCTAGCGCATGCGCTCCCGACTGTTGGCGTTACCGTTGCCTGGACTGGCGAGAACGGTTGGGACGAGCAAGGCAAACCGCGCCCGCCGATCAGCAAGACGATTGCTTTGGCGCCGCATATCATTCACAGCCCTTTCCGTGGTGCGGAGCATGTTGCATTCCGCGCGCCTGATAGCATGGTTGGTGAAGGTGGCGAGCATGTCAGCAGCACATACCGCACGGAATTCGTGCACAAGTATTTGCGCGCACTGTTGGACACGTGCGCGCCGCACATGATCGATACCGTAGCCATCAAAGGACACTACGCCAGCAACGTGCCTGAGACATTCGACTATGCTGCACATCGTGACTATAGCGACGCAGAAGAACGGGCGCGCGGACTGTACGAGGTAGAAGTCTCGACGGGCGCAGGGTTCACGAGCGCAAAGCTTCAATTCTATATCCGCACAGAGAAGACAGGCACGGTGCAAGTTAGCTTCGATTTGTCGCGCGATTTCCAAGTGTGGCGCATCATGCCTCGTGCTGTTCGGCGCAGCGCGGACGTTGAACGCTCACTCGTGCGACGTTGGGACCTACCAAGCACGGGCGCGTGCCATCACTGGCGCCGTGGGGGCGCGGACACAGCATGGGTTGACGGTGCGAGCGTGCCGCAGTCCTATACCGTCGAATGGTTATACGACACGCGCGAAGCGTTGGAGCATGATTTAGGGTTGTGACGTTCAACAGTGCGCCCGCTGTCGGGCGCACGATTGAACGCCACACAAACGGGAGTTAGGCTAATGGATATTGTCGAGCAAATAGAGCGCATCGTTGACGCTAACAACTTGTTGCATGTCGTGACTGCGCTCGAATTGATGTGCAACGAGAAAGCCGAGCACTTACGTTGCAACTGGCAAGATGAAAA